AAATAGATTAAGTTTCAAATAAATTAGTATAAGTTATATTGTTTTCAGAACAAAAAAGTTCTATAAAAATAGATTAAGTTTCAAATAAATTAGTATAAGTTATATTGTTTTCAGAACAAAAAAGTTCTATAAAAATAGATTAAGTTTCAAATAAATTAGTATAAGTTATATTGTTTTCAGAACAAAAAAGTTCCATAAAAGTTTTGTTTATTTCTTTTATAACATTTAATTTAAGATATTTATCATCGGTTTTGTTGATTATTATATCGCTTTTATTTATAGCATAAGAACAAGACTTAATACTAGGATTTTTATTTACCAATGTTACAAATGCTTGTTTATATATTTGTTTTATATCTCCCCTGGAAATATAAACAAACCAAATTTTATTATTACCCTTAAGTTTTAATTGTTTAAACATCTTGTTAAAAGTTAAAAGACCTCGTTTTATCACATCATCTTCGTTTGTTAGTACATTACAATATTCGAATTTATCGAGTTCAAAATGTTTTTGATTAACTCTAATATTTAATTTTAAACAACGCGTTATATATTCTTTATCTTGTGTATCGTCTAAATCTATATAATAATATACATCTAAAAGTTGTTTTGTATTATTTTTATTATTTGTATTATTTGTATTATTTGTATTATTTATATTTAAATTACCAATATCAATATCTCCGGTCGAATTGTTATACATATTCTTTTATATATGTCCAGGTTTTTTAATTGATTTTTTACCTTAATTAATAAAACTTTTTTTAAACAGTATTTTATATGAAAGACTTTTCAAAATACAATTCAACATCTGGTTTATCTACCAAATCTTGGGGGCCTAGTGGTTGGTACTTTTTATTTTCATGTATAATGGGCGGATATCCTGTAAAATTAGATAATAAAAATAAAGAGCACCGTATAATAAGACGTCATTTTAAAAACATGTTGTTAAGTTTAGGTTATACAATGCCTTGTATTTTTTGCAGACAATCATTTCAAGAGTTTTGCAAAGAAATACCAATAGATAATTTTTTATCTGGTAGAATAGATCTTATGAAATGGCTATATGAAATCAGAAACAAAGTCAATCAAAAATTAATAGCACAAGAACAAAAATGTTATAACGATGAAAAAAAACGCCTGAAAAAATTATATCATTCTAAACTAAGTTCTAAACTAAGTTCTAAACTATCAGACGAATCCAAAAGAATATATTATAAAAATTTACAAACTTTTCGTCAAAAAACATTTGTCACCACACCTTCGCCTTCATTTGAAGAAGTATTAGATAAATACGAAAGCATAAGAGCTGTATGTTCAAAACGTGCAAAAACTTGCGCATTACCAAACAAATAAAAATTACATTTGTTAAATTGCTTGTCTTTAATTGCTCTTAATGATAAATAAATTTCATTAAGAATTTTATAATTGTTTTTTTTGCTTGTCTTTAATTGCTTGTCTTTAATTGCTTGTCTTTAATTGCTTGTCTTTAATTACTTGTCTTTAATTGCTTGTCTTTAATTGCTTGTCTTTAATTGCTTGTCTTTAATTGCTTGTCTTAATGATAAATAAATTTCATTAAGAATTTTATAATTGTTTTTTTTGCTAGAATTATTATTTATGTTTGCTTCTTTTGTTCAAAAGAGGTATCATACACCGATTTCAAAGAATCTTCTCATTTGAGCAGGACTTTGTTCGTAACTGCTTTGATTCCAAGGTCCTGCATTTTCTTTTGGAATAGGAGGTAGCGATCGAATATCGTGATAAGGAATTTTGTTAGATTGCATAACTGTATTGATTCCAACGTGATATCCACTGATTAAGAAGTTTTGTTCCTTTAATAATTTAGAAACAGGATTTTCCTTTGCAAATTCATTTTCAGCATCGTATTTTGGCAATAAATCACCAGCTTTAACTTGATCTTCTCCAGCTACAATTTTATCAATCTGTTCTTGTTCAGTTTTTTTACCAATCTGTTCTTGTTCAATTGTTTGTAGTTCGGGTTTTGCAAAAGGTTTTTCTTCACCTTGAACATTTTCTAATTGTTCAGGCATAATTCCATAATAATTTTGCATTTTTTCTGTTCTTTTAGTACCCCATTTAGTATAATTAAAAAAAATGTATACTCCAAGTAAGATCAATGCTACTTTAATCATATCATTTGATTGAATGAGTTCTAAAATATTAGCCATAGTTTTGTTTTAATATAGTATAATAAAATAAAAAAATTTAATGTTTAAAAATTGAAAAAACACCTAAAATAAATAGTTTTTTTATTTAAAAATATTTTACATTACAATTCATGTAAAAATACTTTGTCATATGGATTACGATTATTATACAAGTGATTTTGAAGAAGACATTAACAATACCATAGATATTTTTCTTTACCGTAAAACAGATGATGTTATAGATTTATACGAATCTATTAAACAAAGATTTCACATGTCATCACCATTTTTTTTAAGTTACCTAGTTTCTTATCACTTGACAGAATATATCATTGAAAAATGTATATTAAAAAACAAATTTACATTTACATATAAAAACAAAAATACGTGTAATAATTTTTCCGAATACTACCATAATGAATTGCAAATATCTTATAATGACATTGATAAATTTCTAAGATCTACATTTAAATATTCTGTTTCTTATAATGACTGGGTTAATTTTTGTTGTTTATATACAGATTTATACGAATTGCGCAATTAAATAAAAGTTATAATCTATCGGTAAAGGTATGGAACTACACAGCAATCGTCAACCCCATATACTCCACGGCAAAATGGACGGGCTGAGAGGCCTAATCGAACAATACTAGAAGGAATCAGTGCCATAACTTATAATATATCAAAATCGCCAAATATGTTTATTTGATTGATTTCTATTTTACTTATTAAGTTAAAATTTTTTAATTTTTAAATTACATTATATTAGATGATAACACTTTGTTGCGATCCAGGCTTGAGAAATTTGTCACTGTGTATAATGAATTCTGAATATAATATTTTACTATGGGATACATTTAATATATTAGATGGTGATGATTATCATTGTCAAGGTTTATTTAAAAATGGTAAAGTATGTGGTAGAAAATGTTGTATGAAATATAAGAATGATAAGAATGGTAAAGATGATAAAGATGACAATACATTAATTTATACTTGTAAGACGCATTTCCCTAAAGAAATCAAGAAAACAAAACTTAATGATTTTAAAAAGAAAAGTATTGATGATTATCTTTTACAAGATATAGCTAATACTTTTATAAACAGATTACAAGAAATATATGATCAAAATCCTGTATTTAAAACATTAACGAGTATTCTTATAGAATTGCAACCGAAGTGTAATCCTAAATCATTATTTGTAAGTCATATACTTTATGGTAAATTTGTTGAATTGTATAAAAACACTATTCCTATTAGATTTATTAGAGCATCCCAAAAATTACGTGCTTATACAGGCCCGCAAATTGAGTGTAAATTAAAAGGTAAATATGCTCAGAGAAAATTTTTAAGTGTTCAGTATATACGTTGGTTTTTAGAAAATAAATTTTCAAAAGAACAACGAGAAAAATGGTTACCGATATTCTTATCACATACAAAGAAAGACGATATGGGAGACAGCGGATTGATGTGTATCAATGCTATAACTGGTATACCAAAAAAACAAATTACAAATAAAAGGGGGAAATGTATAAAATAACAAAAATACACACATACCGTTTACATTATTTTTTTTATAATATTGGATACTCGTTTTACATAACTTAGGGCGTAATTAATACCGGATTTATAAATATTTATAGGTTTATAATAATAATAATAACATACAACTTGATTATTAAATTTTACACGTTGTGACGCTTTATCAAAATTTAAGCTGCGATTTAATTGTCTTGTTTCTGTTTGCGTTACAATAGTGTATTGTCTCATTATTAATATATATATATTATTTAAAATCACTTTTTTAACACGTTTAAAATTAAAATAAATTTAAACGTATATAATTAACTATGCTTATCAACGATTTTGAAAAACTTTCACTTCGTAAATTTAAAATTAAAAGTATTTTACCAGATGCTACAATACTTATACTCGGGAAAAGGCGGAGCGGCAAAAGTTTTCTAGCAAGAGACATCTTTTTCCACCACCGAGAGATACCATCAGGTGTAGTTTTTTCTGGTACAGAAGAAGCATCTCCATTTTTCGGAGATTTCATTCCAGATTGTTTTATACATTCTGAATACGACCCTGATTTAATTGAAAGTATAATGAATAGACAAAAACGTAAAATAAGAGAGGCAAAAGGAAAAGGTCTTTCAGAAACAGGAAAACATCAAAGTAATAATTTATTTATAGTATTAGATGATATGTTACACGATGCTGCAAATTGGAAAAAGGAAAAAACTATCAAAAGTATCTTTTTTAATGGTAGACATTACAACTTTCTTTTTATACTAACTATGCAATATGCACAAGGTATCCCACCTGAACTAAGAAGCAATATCGATTACGTATTTATATTCAACGAACCATCTGTTGCTAATAGAAAAAGAATCTATGACGCTTATGCTGGTATGATCCCGAGCTTCGAGCATTATTGTAACATATTAGATGCTTGTACACAAAATCACGAATGTCTGGTCATAAAAACGTCAGGTAATACCTCTGATTTACGAGAACAAGTGTTTTGGTATAAAGCTGAAGCACATAGTAATTTTCGAGTAGGACATTCTCAATTATGGAAATTTCACTCGACAAATTACAACGAACGTTACGAAGAAGAAGATGATAAAGACAAGGAAGAATTTGATAAATTAAAACGTAAATTTGCAAAAACACGCAAACTTAAAGTCATTGTTTCAAGACAAGGCGATATTGTTGGTTATAAACAAGACGATTAAACATAACTTTACCGAAGAAATAAGGCTCCACAAGTTGGTAGAATACCCTTTTCTATTAATTAAATGCGTTTTTAATTTAAAAACAATACACTATAAGATGCTATAGACAATATATAGCGCAAATAAAAATGATAGAAGAAATAAAAACAGACAACAATTGTATAATTAAAGCATTTGAAAATAACCCGATATCAATCTTACACGAAGATATTAATAATAAAAAAATATACTATTTTAAAGCATCTGATGTAGGTAAAGTATTAGGTATTGTAAATATACATTCAACAATACAAAATTACGAAGAAGATGATGAGCGTGTTATACGTAAAGCCTATGACACCGAAAAACGTATACAAGACACTATATTTCTAAGTTCACAAGGAGTTTATCGTTTACTTTACAATAGTAAAAAAGAAGTAGCCAAAAAGTTTAGAAAATGGGCAGGAAATATTTTAGATGATATAATTTTTAACGAAAGTATCGAATTAAAACGTCAACTACATCATAATGAAAAAATGTTGTTAGAAAAAGAACAACTATTAATTGAACAAGAAACTCAATTGCAAGAAAAAGACGAGACAATTAAACAATTGGAAAATAAACCAGAAACTTACGGATTTGAAAGAGTACCTGGATATATCTATTTTGTAGAAGATACTACAAAACCAGGCCATATTAAATTAGGATATGCTACGACACCAAATAATAGAGTAAGTTCATTAAATGTAAGTTCTAGCACTTATTCATTAAAAAACTTGGTAACATTTGAAACATTTGATAAAGAATTTGCTGAAAAGATTGTACATTATTCATTAAATCCATTTAGAATTAAAAATAGAAAAGAATGGTTTTATTTTAAAAATCAAAATGAAATGGTATATGCATTGAATACCATTAAAAGTTGTATAGAATTTATAAAAAAATTTGATATAATAAAAATTAAAGAAAAGGGAACTATAAATTTACAAGAATTTTTAATTGAATTAAATAAAGAAAATATTGAAAAAGCTAATCAACTTAAAGAATTGCAAAAAGACAAACGAAAAATTATAAATAAAACTAATGCTGAAAAGGGAAAAAATCGTTCAGGTAATTTTAAAGGTACTACTTTTACTAAAGATAAACAATTATGGAAAGCTGAAGTTCAACATAATAATAAAAGAGTCTTTCTTGGGTATTTCACTGATGAAATAGATGCAGCTAAAGTATATAATGATTATATACTTTTTCTTAACGAAAATGAAATGACAAACTTTTTGTTAAATGATATACCTGGGTATGTCACAGTAGCAAGAAACATACCAGAAGAAAACAAACAAGAAAGTACAGAAAAGAAGACTTCAAAATATACAGGTGTCAGTTATGATTCTAAACGAAAATTATATGTAACTAGTATTAAACTATCTGGTAAAACTTACAATTTAGGAAATAATCATCAAGAAGTCGAATGTGCAAAATTATATAATCAACAAGCTCTATTTCTTAACAATACTTTAAATACAAAATATATATTAAACGATATATCTAATTATATAACTGTACCAAAAGATTTTCGTAATGACATAATAAATAATAAAAATGATAAAAAATCAAGCAAGTTTTATGGTGTATCTATAACTACAACAAAAAAATGGGCCGCTAGTTATATGCTAAATAGAAAAAAAATACACATTGGAACTTTTAATACAGAATTACAAGCTTGTCAAGCATATAATGAAACGGTCAGTAAACTTAATAAAAATAGTTGCAATTACAAGATTAATATAATTTAAACTAGTATTATATTTAACTTTTTTTGAAAAATTTAATATATATATATATATAATATATAATGAGTTCAACTATAATTATAGTAGGCATTGTTGTTATAAGTATAAGTATAAGTATAGTCGGTGTAGTAATGTATAACTCTTCCGCATCTTCCACAGAACCTTCTTCTACACAACTTCCTTCCACACAACTTCCTTCCACACAACTTCCTTCCACACAACTTCCTTCCACACAACTTCCTTCCACACCTACTCGAACATATACGAAGAGTGTTAACATGGATTTAAGTGGTAGTGATATAAAATGTTATGAGGATGGAAGTTCAGCTGATTTTTGTAAAGCAAAATGTGATAGTGATACAACATGTAAAGCTTATAATTATATTCATAAAAATACTGCTTGGGGTCAGAACAGTGGATGTTGCTATAAAACATTTAATCAACCATTAGGTAGTAGTCCAGGTATAGATTTTTATGCATTAAATTAAATAACTACATTTAACATTTGATTCTAAATATTTACAAAATTTTGCAATTTTTTATAAATATCATAAAACATAAAACATAAAACAAAAACATAAATACAAAAACATAAATACAAAATCTTGATATAGTAAATTTAATACTGTATAATGGTTTTACAAGATTACTCGAGTATTATATTTAACTAATATAAAATTTAATTTTTTAACTATTCTTTTTATAACCCAATGGTCTATCCAACCAACTCCGTATTTGTAAGCATCATTATTAAATCTTTGAATTTTATTTTTATATTTAAAAATTTTTTCTTCATTTATATTTTCCATTTTAACAATATTATCCAAATATTGTATATCTTCTACTTTAATGATATTTTCCACATTTTCTATTTTGACTATATTACTCCATTTTTCCACATATTCTATATTATATGTGGTCTTGTTTATGTTATTTGCGAAAGGCATTTACAATATAAAAAGAAATATAAAATATTAAATTCAGTTTTTTTTTTATTTAGAATATACAAGTATGTCTGATTTATACACAGATGAATTTGCACAATATACAAGTATATCTGATTTATATACAGATGATTTTTCACAATATATAATACCCCCACAAGTCATTACAAATGTAAAATATGTAGATCCATACAATCCATATTCTGAGATAACAGATAAAGACTCAAATACAATTGTATTACCAAAATTAGATAATTTAAAATTATCTAATATAAACGTACTGGATGATACGACATTTTCAGAATGTTTAGATTTGCTGTTATTTAATTTTAATATTTTATCACAATCTGGTGGAAAAGTTTGTACAATGTTTTTTAATAAAATAGAAGAATTCTTTATACATTTAAATTTGATAACATTTCAAATATACATATCACATGATATAATGATTCAAATACAAAATTGTATAAATAATAATCCTAGTGGTATAATAATCTTACCAGTCAGACTGGATTTCTTAAATATCCAGCAAGAATATAATCTAGATTTAAGTAAAGAAGATGTTAATGATGACGTCCACACAGCGCATTCCAATTTAATTATTATAGATAATACTTGGAAAACTATAGAATTTTACGAACCACATGGAATTACTTTAGGACATGCATATTCTGACTTTATACAAATACCACAAATTTTAGAAAAATTTCTAAAAACATCATTTTCTAGTATAGATAATTATTCTTTTGTAAATGTATCAAATAGTTGCCCTATTGGAGCCCAAACAATACAAGGTATTTACAACGCTAGTGCTGGACATTGTCTTGCTTGGAGTTTATATTTTATAATGGTAAGAATTCTAAATTTTAATTTTGTACCAATTGGAAAAAACATATCACAAACAATTAATGAAATTATTACAAAAGAAACACCTCAACAAATTGATTCAACTATTAAACGTTTTTTAACATATATACAAACACTTGGTGTATTACCTTCACGAGTTATGATGCATATTAATAAATATAATTTGCAATATTTTATAGAAAATAAATCACAAATTGAAACAAGACTCCGTAATCTTATCAGACTATATTTTATGAATGCAATCTTTTATAAACGCGATTTTAAATTAATCTTTGAAGAAATAATATCATACAAAGCATTGCCAAATTATTATGAAATTTTTATAGATGAATTAAACAAAACACATGATAATGTAAATATAAATGATTACATCAACTTTGATTACGTCCCTTAGACCGATACCCCCCCCCCTTATATTACATCATTTTCTCGCAAATACTTCCAAGTCCTACTACCTATCTTTACACGTCTTCTAGTTAATGGATTTATTATCCACACACCTTGACCTTGAACTTGAACTTGACCTTGAACTTGAACTTGAACTTGACCTTGAACATTACTTAATTGTATTGTATCTTGCGTGTTTAATTCTGTTCTACACATTGGACAAATATTATTATTCGCATCAACGTGACTTTGTAAACAATCTTTATGAAACACGTGATTACAATGTAATCGAAATCGGGTGTCGTTAGTGTCATTGGTGTCGTTAGTGTCATTGGTGTCGTTAGTGTCATAACAAATACAGCAATTATATTCTCTATTTATGAAATCTTCAAATGTTATATCTTCATCGGATTGCTCATTAAAATTTTCTGCAAAATCAATATAATTATAATAATTTTGTAAAGTAACTGATATTCTATCATAATCTATTGAATATCTATCTATTTCAAAACATCTACTTTCATAATATCCAGCTGGATAAGTTTCATTTGACACAGATAAATCTATAAATATAGAATCTATATTAACCATCATATAGTTGTGAATAAAATTATTAAATGTTTCTATCTTTTCTTGTTGCAAGTATCGTATTAAACACGAAACCCAACTTTGATACATCACGTATACGGTATAACTAGGATCATCTCTTCCTCCTGGTTCATACATGTAAGGATTATTATCTAAAAAAGAATGAAATGTTAACAAGATAGTTTCTATACCCATACTAGATGTCCATTTTTCAAATTTACTATCACCCCATGTATTTAAAATAGTCGCACAACATTTACCATTTTCATACATGTTTGGATGTATACGAACACCATCGTAATTTACAAATGTAACTTCTGGTGGAGAATGAGGATAATTATCTGGTATTTTAAAATTTAAACGAACAAATTTATGCCTATAAATACTATCAATAGGGGCTTTAATAATAGCAAAAAGACGATCAATATCATTTTCGTCATAATGAACTATATAATCGTTTTGTAACAATTCTCTTTGAGTTTGTTGTAAATACAATTGTCTTATTTCCTTTTGAAATCTTTTGTTTACCATATGATTCTTATCTAATATAATAACTATTTATTTAAATAAAGAATCAATTTATTTTTTAACTGCTAATTTTCCACGTTTATACATATCATACAATTTTTCTTTTATCATTTCTTCTTTCATTTCTTCTTTACGATTAGCTTGTTGTTTTTGTTTTTGTGTTTGTTTTACGATTGTTTGATCAGGTATATATATAATATTGTCTTTTAATTGAACACTCCAAGTAATATTTTGAGCAGTATTTATAAGCATTATATAATCTGGAAACATCACCTTCATCAATAAACCACCTGTACGAAATTGTCTAGTAGTTGTATTATAATATTTGATCCAAGTCTTGAAAATAGGCAATTCTTCTAGTATTTGTTTATCCTGAATCGATTTTAATGAAACACAATTTTCTAACCTTTTTAAAATATCATCTCTTGTAAAATTATCTTGACGACTCCCATTAATTGGCTTTTTATAATTTGATTCTATTAAACTTTTATAAACAACTTTTTGTTGTTTTTGTTTTTGTACCGTAGTAATAGTTGTTGTATTTTCTGTATTTTCTGTATTTTCTGTATTTTCTGTATCCGAATAATACTCATCTGGATCATCTGGATATTCAGATCCAGTAGCAGTTGATGTATTTTGCTTTTCAATTATATATTTTACTTTTGCTTTCATATTGCAATAATACAATAAATAAAAAGTTTCTCAATTTTTATTTATTTTCATTATATATATGCTATATTATATATACAACATCCTTTACGATTTTATTTATACAGACATTAGTGTCGATGAAATAATACCAGGATTATGGTTAGGCAATTATAAAGCAGCTCTAGATATTGATTTTTTAAAGCAAAACAAAATTGATTTAATTATTAATTGTACACCAAACATTCCTTTTATAAACAATGAAAAGTCTTTAAATATAGAGACATATAGAATTCCTGTAAATGATAGTTTACTAGAACGAGATTTTATACTAATGGAAAAATATTTTAAAATAGCTATACCAATGTTATTACAAAAATACACTATTGAAAATAAAAAAATTTTGATTCATTGTCATATGGGTAAACAAAGAAGTGCAATTTTAACAGCAGCATTATTAAAAGCCCTAATAGATAATAATCATATTCGTTTACCAGAAATACCAGAAAACATAGGTACCTTACCGAATGTTTCGGCTCGGCAAGATAATCAAAAACAATTTGAATATATTTGCAATTATTTATTATCAAAACGCTACCAAGTATTTACATACGGTTTACGTATTAACTTTGAACCAACTTATAAACGTTTTTTTAAAATTTTTTAAATTTTATTTTATATTATATACTTTATATATAATGTCAGATGCTCCAAAATTAATAGAAAATTATGGTTATGTACCATTTTATTTGTTTCAATGGATTGTTTTATTTTTACAAGTATACATGATATATAATTATAAAACAGTAAATGAGTTGTTTGATAAATATTTTGACAAAAGTGATAATCAACAATATATTAAAAAATCAATTTTAACATTACCTCTTTTATCCATGATTTATTATGATATTAGATACAGTAGTTTTTCTTTAAAAAATATGGGAGTAGATCCAGCATATAATGATACTATAAAACAAATTTTAAATATCCTTGGGTCATATGCTATAATACAAATTTTAAGTCAAGATACAGGTTTAAAAACTACAATATTACAACGTGATTTTATGCAAACACATTTATTATTTATATTTATTTCTATAGGTATGGCATATAGTGTTACACAAAATAGATCTCAATCTATTCTCGCTCTCATTTTATATTATCATTTGAAATATGTTGTTGGAAATAATGTAACATATGATTAATTAATAAACTTTTTAAAACTTTTTAAAACTTTTTATTCTAAATATAATGTAATGGAAACTGTATCAAGAACTAAGAAATATTTAGATTATATGAAATATTATGAAAAATTATACTTGTTAAAGGATAAATATAAAAATTACGTTTACACAACTAACCAATCAATGTTTAATAAAAAAATATTATCATCTGGAATTGAAGGTACAGTATACAAATCTAGTTTTAAAAATAAAGGGGGGTCTAGTTTTAAAAATAAAGGGAGGTATTTATACAAACAAATAAGATCTCTCGTTGGATTTTTTGTAATAAAAACAATAAATTTGAAACGTATACAGTATCAAAAAAATATACACGAAACAATGTTAAATACAGTTCCCAAACATGTATATAAATTATTTCATAGTACCGATTCTTATAATAAACCAAGTTTAATAGAAATAATATCTAATACTTTAACTAACCAACTTGTATTTCAAAAAATCTGCCCACATTATATTTTAAATTACAACTGGGATTATGAAAATAACAAGATAAGATTATATAATGAATATGCCACGTATGGTGATTTTTATTCATGGAGTAAACAAGAACACTCTGATGAATTATGGTACAATGCATTATTCCAAATAATAATTGGACTCTTGGCTATCAAAAGATATTTTAATATGATACATACAGATTTCCATTTAGGAAATATACTAGTAAACAAGGTTACACCCGGTGGATATTGGGTATACAAAATAAATGGACACAATTTCTATTTACCAAATCTTGGATTTGTATTTTTATTATCAGACTTTGGATTTGCATGGATTCCTAATAAATTATACGTACCATGGCATTATACAAATACTCTTCGTTTTATTACAACTAGATCAATCCATTTTTATGACATTTTAACATTTATAACATCTATAAAAAAATTACCATTACCTGAAAAATTTTCAAAAACATTACTACACCATTTCAAACGCAATGATACTCTTGTTTTTAAACGCACTTATTATAAAAAACGTTTAAATTATTATAAAAGTAAATCCAATGGTAAATCCAATAATAAAATAAAATATTACAACGAAATTGTAAAAAATTATTCCAAATATAGAAATGTAAAAAATGATACATTAGTTACAAAAATATTTAGTATTTTTTACAACAAATACAAATATAAAAACAAACACGAAAAATGCATAGAAAAATATTCTTTGGATAAACATTTTGTTAAAAATAAACTTGCAAAAGTATTTCAAAAATTAATCATTTAATCAAATATACACCCATTCTTTACAATCTTCACAATCGTCTCTTATAATACACTCTGGAAAATCGTGTTCCCAATTTGGTATTACATGTTTTATTATATATTCAATCCTATGATTTAATATAGATTCACTGTATCCAAGTTTCTTTTTAGCATCATATAAACAAGTATAACCACTATGACATTTAGTATTAATATAATAACCTAATGCAAAACAAGTACTACCACAATTCCCCATATATATCGGATCTGCATTATGCCCAAAATGATATATATTCTCATCGTACCTTGTGTTTTCATCGTACCTTGTGTTTTCATCGTACTTTGTATTCTTTAATTTATTTACTAAATTTAAATAATGTCGATCACCAGGTGATTCAAATACAATTGCTTGTTTATTATACAATATACTTGATACACTTGCTAAAATACCTCCTAAAGAATGCCCTGTGAATATTATTGTACTCGTTTCAAAATCGATCATACCTTTTACTTTTTCAACTATACTTTTTACTATATTTATATAATTTAATTCATAATTTAAGCTGTTATTATAACATTGTTTACAACAAGTATATTTATCAACGTTGTCGCATAACTCGCATTTTTCAAATAAACTACTTTGTTTATAAAAACAACACGAAAAAAATAAATTATCATTGTATTTATCACTTGATGATGTAGATTTTATAGTATTTTCAATTTTACAAGTATTCAAGTCTTGTTTTATATATAAAACGTTACTAGCGTTACTCGCGTTACTCTCGTTACTCGTATTTAATGTATTCCAATATAAACTCGTTCCCTTAAATGCTATAACGCCTATATTACGTTGTTTGTTTGTAAAAAAATATGCTTTTACAGTATCATTT